GGTGTCGAAGCGAAAGAGGAATGCATCGACGCCCTGCTCGGTCCCGACCGCGTAGGCAACAAGAGATGCGCCGGGATGGAGCTGTTCGGCGACCTCGAACAGCACACCCTCGTGAGGCAGGCGCAGCGGGCCGGCCATGATGGTCTGCGACAGCTGCTGGACCTCGTCCGAGTCAAAGCCGCTCTGGTCGGGAAAGAGGTAGACCGGTGCTGTGAGGACACCGGCTGCATCGACCGGACACCAGAAGCGGTTCGCGTAACGATGAATGTGGCGCTTCAGCGCGTAGGCCAGCGGCACGGGTGGGAATGGCGAAGGTGACCTCATGGGTTGGCCTCCCAGCAGCGGGCCGCGTAGGGACAGAAGCGGCAGAGATAGAAATCGGCGTGCGCCGCGATCCGCGGCGGCAATTCGCCGGCCTCAGCAGCGCGGATAATGTCGACTGCGCGATCGGACAGGCGCTGCGCCTCGGTTGCGTCGAAGGGCACCGCCTCGTGGTGCAGGGCGAGCGTGTCGCGGTTCAGCGCAGTGAGCAGCGCCACCTCGAGCTCGAGATAGGCCATGTAGAGCTGCACCTGGGCGAAGTAGATCGGCTTGGAGTGGCGCAGGCCGTGCTTGACCAGATCGTTCCACGACTTCTGGCCGAGGGCCTTGTGCTCCCACAGGGAAGGCCAGCGGATGCCGACATCGGGACCGGCGACGATGACGCCATCAGCATGACCACGCAGCTTTCCGCCCGCAGCGGCAAAGCCGAACTGCTCGCCATCGGCGCCGCGATCGCGCAGGTCGAAGCCGGCCCGGCGGAGCCATCGGATGGACAACGTCTCGAATCGGTGCCCGGCATCGAAGATGCGCAGGATGCCGCCGTCGAAGTCGCGGCCCGCATCCTTCGGCGTGTGGGCCACCTCGTAGACCAGCTTCCGGGCGCAGGGCTCGCCGATGCGGCTGCCGCCAAGATAGTCGCGGGGGCGCTGCCGCTGGTTGCGCGTGACCAGCGCGGCATCGACATGCGCGTTGATGCGGGCGGTGGTGTCGGCCACGCCGTGTGCGGCGCGTCCATAGACCAGGCCGGATTGGTGGTTGAGGTCCAAGATCACGGCCACCCCCTAGAATGGGATCGGGTCGTCGAGCGGGTCCCGCTCGGCGGCCTGGCGCTGCATCGATGCCTGGAAGCCGTCGACGCAGGCCTCGATGATGCGGTCGATCTCCGTGGCGCTGCGGTCGTGGAATGGCGCCATGAGGTTCAACTCCACCAGCACCTCGGCGAGCGGTCGGCGCGCGTCCTTCACCGCGCGCGCCTCCATGGGCGTCTTGTCGATCACGCCGCCGCTCCGCCGCGCCAGTGCACTGCCGGCGTCGCAGCAGCGCATCGAGCAGAAGGACAGCTTCGGATGGATGCCGAGACGAAGCTCGTGCACGTAGCCGAAGCCCTTCGCCTCACGTCGGCACAGCGCGCAGGTGAGGCGCCGGACCTGATCTGCGGGCGTGCAGCCGGGAAGCGGCGTTGGCGCGGCCACGGGGGCCCGTGGCGGCGCCTGCCGCGCCCAGCGGCGACGAACCATCGGCGCATCACCCGTTCAGCCAGGCCGGGCCGCCCGTGGCTGGCGCAGGCGGGGGCGGTTCCGCGGTCTGGGGCGCCGCCGGGGCGGGGCTGGTGGCGGCAGGACGTTCCCACATGCGAGGTGCGGCCGCAGGCGGCGTGGCGGCGCCCTGGGCGGCCCAGGCGGGCGGCGTGGCCGCCGTCGCGGCGGTGGGACGCGCCGGCCGGTTGCTGGGCTGCGCCGGGACCCCCTCGCCAGCCATGACCTTGGCGTATTCAGGCTCGCCCGGCAGCACAACGCGGTCCAGCCGATTGCTGTCGGCATACCGGGGATCGTTGGCGGGCTCGACGCGCACCTTGGCCGCGAAGGTGATGCCGTGCAGGTCGGACAGGCCGCGCAGCATGCGCTTGGCCTTCGCCGCCTCGCTCATATCCTGCGAGTCCAGCCCAAGCGCGCTGTCGATCATCGCCCGGAAGACCCCCTTCGAGATCTTCCAGCCGATCGACACACCCTGCTCGTCCACCTTCCCGCCGACGACGGTGAAGGTCTGCCAGAACTTGCGGCGGATGTGCGCGCCGGCGACGACGGTGAATTCGCAGTCCAGCATCTTCACGTCGCTGCCCGGCGTCTTCGTCGCTTTGAGCAGGCCGCGATCCGCTTCGCCTTGGCCATCCAGTCCGCCCTTGCGGAGATGCATGGTGACCTTCACGAAGCTGCCATCCGGGATCAGGTCGGAGCCGCGCGGCAGTTCGGCATCGTTCATGTCGTAGGTCATGGCATCACCCCTGGATGGTGCTGGTGGCGTTGATCTTGCGGAGGAGTGCGGCGAGGTCCGCAGGCTCGGTCTCGTCGAGACGGCCGGAGCGATCCTTCGCAGGCAGCCCGAAGCTGTTGCCGGCGCGGCAGACGAGGCGACGCTCCGTTCCGCGCTCCGGGTCGTATCGCCAGGCGTCGCCGTCGCGGCTGAACAGCCCCATGGTGACGACCTGATCGACGATGCCGGGCAGTTCGCGCGCGGCCTTGCCGCCTTCCATCTGCGGCTGCCAGGTGACCTTGCCGAACTCGTCCGTCACTTTCTCCAGGATGCCGACCATGATCGTGGTCTTGCCGGGCGCGTGCTGCAGGTGCTTCAGCAGGCCGATGACCTCGCGGGCGAGCAGGCCATAGGCGCCACGCGTATCCGGCTTGCCGGTCTTCTCGGAAAACGCCTCGGGCCGCGTCTTGGCCCAGGCCATCGCCTGCCGCGTGAGGTCGGTAATCGAATCCAGGAAAACGATCGACTTGCTGGCGATCAGCCGCACCAGGTCGGGATGCGATGCGGCGAGGTGCTGATAGTGCCCTTCCGAGAAGAAGCCAGTGGGATCGGCGGCCGGGTTCACGCCACCGACCAGGCAGGCGATGTCGATCGCATCCTCGAAGCAGCGCACCGGGATGCTGTCGCCACGCCAGTCCTGCACCGACTTGAGTCCTGCCTCGAGGTCGATGCAGATGGTCTCCGCCGCCGGCAGAGTTTTCATCTGCGTGGTCTTGCCGACACCGCTCGGGCCGAACAGCGCCAGGGTGGTCTTGTTGGCCGCGCGCGACAGGCGCTCGTCCGCGGTGACAATCCGGAGCGCCATCAGCCGATACCTCCGGCGCTGCCGGCATGCGGGCTGTCGCGCCGCTCCGTCTCCGAGAGGATGGTGAGTCGGTAGGTCGGCTTGCCGGTGCGCACTGTGCGCGCGGGCTCGAATGCGCCGCGGATGCGCTCCGGCCAGGCGGCATAGGCGCGCTCGGCCACCTTGAAGCTAACCTCGACATAATCGCCAGGATCCTCGCCGCCGGAGCGGATCTGCTCGGCGAGCGCGGCAAGCCGGCGCTGGTCCCATTCGACCTTCTTCGGCAGATCAGCGGTGACCTCGACGGTCCCGTCCTGGAAGCGGACGGTGCCGGTGTCCTTGCCGGCCGCCGCGCGGGCGCCGATGGCGCGCTGCTCATAGCGCATGGCGATGGCGCCCTCGATCCAGTCGAGCGCCCGCTTGGCGATGTCGAGACGGGACCGCGCCTCCTCCTGCAGCAGGGCGAGATGCTCGGCTGGCAGGTCGATCACCTGGCCGATCGGCAGCAGGCGCATGTCGTCGATCGTGGGATGGTTGCGGCGGGCGGATTCCATCACGCCGCCTCCCGGCCGAACAGCTCGGCCAGCACGTAGCCGGCAGCGCTGCGGGCGCTCAGCGGCCGTGGCCGGACGATCAGCAGATAGGCGCAGCGCCCCTCGGCGACGCGGCGCTGCACGAGATGACCGAGGCCAGCCTCCGCCATCGCCCAGACGCGCCGCGCGACCGCCTCGAGATCCTCGCGCCGCTCGGCCGACAATTCGGACGCGGCCTTGTCACGATCACGAGCGAGCAGGCCCATGTGGTAGACGATGGCATCGCCGGGCGCCGCGTCGGCAAAGCGATCGCACAGGCCGTTCTCCGTCAGCACGACATCGAGCAGATCCTCGATGCTCGACATGAGTTCGGTCGACAGCAGTTCAGGGGATGTGAAGCGCATCGTGCGGGGCTCCCTTCGACGCGTGGTGCTCACTTTGTTATTTACGGATCTGCGCGAAATCCTTCTCACGGCTGCGACGGCATCGGCGCCGTCGCACGCATGGATGCTGCCGCCGCGGGGTGGACGCCGAGCGCGCGCAGCCAGCAGCGCAGGTCGTGCAGTTCGCGATAGAAGGTGGCGGGAGAGACAGCGCCGGCGTCGCGCGCCACAGCGACATCACGGTGCAGGATGATCCGCCGCAGCAGCGCCCGCGGCGCCGGCGGCAGATCGTCGTCGGCGCGTCCGAACGCGACGGCGATATCGGGGTCCGCCTGCGGCACTATGAGGGAACGGAGGACGTCGGCCGCGGCCTTTTCGTCGAGGGACACGCACGCCGGCGGAGCTGGCTGTCGCGCGCGATCGATGACGGCACGCCGCGCGAGCACGGCGACGAAGGTGGTCCAGGACGCTCGCGTGACGTCGAATCGATGGCCCGCCTCGAGGATGACCAGCAGGATGTCCTGGGTCAGGTCCTCCCGGTCTTCCCGGGCCAGGCGACGCTGCCGGGCGAAACGCGCGGCATGGCAGCGGGCCGCCGCCAGAGCCACGCGGACCTGACGTTCATCCCATTTTTCAGGAAGATGTCCCTGCGATTTCTGTTTCTCTCTCATCCCACGGCCCTTCCGCCTCGGTTGATTGCGATGAGCCGAGATCAGCGCCGCGGTCGGGGGTGCGGCTAGGGCAAGGGGGTGCGCAGGGGTGCGTTGAACGCCCCCGCCGATCATCGCACCCCATAACAAATCAATGCGTTAGAACTCATAATCAATGACTTACGCACCAGGGGGTGCGGGATCGCCGCGATCACCGCACCCCCTCCCGTCGCGACCGCTGGACACCTCCACGGACGGGAACATAAAGTGAACTTACCGTTGCCCGATCATCTCTAAGCCAGGGACCTGGTTCCTATGTCCATCGCGATCGCCTATCCCGCAGCCGCGGCGCTCAGCCCGCGCCAGGACGCAGCTGCCCCAGCCATTCGTACCGTCGCCGCCCAGGTCCGACGCCAGATCCCGCGCGAGCCCGACAGCCTCGCGCTCACCCTCCCGGCACTGATCGACGCCTGTCGCGCTGTCGAGGTGAACGAGCAGCGCCTGTCCGTGTCCTGGGAGCTGGGCCGCGCGCTGCGCGATGAGTTCGGCCAGTCCGTGCTTGGCCTCTGCGACATCGATGCGCACGAACCGGGCTGGGCCTACATCGCGGTCAATGGACCAATGACAGCCAATCGCCCCGATCTGGCGCTGAGCACGGCGGCGCATGAGCTCGGCCATCTGCTGTTCGACGTGCCGGCCGCGCTGGCCAGGGGCGACCAGCGCTATCACGCGGTGGCCAGTTCACCGCGGGCGCTCGAACGCCAGGGTCGTGGCGCCGAGGCCCGCGCCAATGAATTCATGGGCGCCCTGCTCGCTCCGTCGGTGCCGCTGCACACCCGGTTGCTGGCCTATGCGCGCAGCGAAGGGCTGCGGCTTTGCCGAGGGCCGCACCAGGGCCGACCGGCCAGCCCGATCGTCGCGGCCGGCAATCCGCCCGATGTGCTGGCCGGCGTGCTGGCGGCGCTGGCCGGCGATTTCGGTGTGTCCGAGCGGTTCATCGCCGTGCGCCTATCGCGCTACGGCCTGGTGGAAGGAGGCGTGTGATGGCGTTTGGCGATGTGGTGCGCGCCCGGCGCACGGAGCTCGCGATCGGGCTTAACGATCTGGCCGAGCGGATGGGGATCTCCCCCGGCTACTGGTCACGGATCGAGCGCAATCTCGACAAGCCACCGAGCGATGAGGTGGTCCAGCGCGCCGCGGCGATCCTCGGCATTCCGCTCGATGCGCTGTTTGTCGAGGCGGAGCGTCTGCCGCCCGATATGCGCAAGGACATGGGTCGCGTCGTCCTGGCCTATCGGCGCCTGCGCAGCATGCGTGCTGGCTAAGGGAGGAGGCGATGGCAAACCCTCCGAAGAAGAAGGTCTTCTATCAGATCGACGAAGTGTGCGAGCGGCTCGGGCTGTCACTGCTCGACATGTCGGTACTCGTGTCCGAGCGGAAGATCCAGCTCTGCACCGCGGTCGCTGGCTTGCTGGTGGAGGATGGCCACCATGAGGTCGCGCTCGATGGCGATGCCGCGCCGATCCCTGATAGCCGCCTTCGTGTTCAGGGCCTCGTCGACCTGAAGCCTGACGATGCGTGGTTCGTTCTGCGGCATGGATCGCAGACAACATTCTGGCTGGCTGCCGAGCCGGGTTGCTATCGGCGCCTGGTCAGCACGAGCGAGGAGGATCGCGGCTACACCGTCATCCGTGACGAGGTCGGCGTGCGCCACGAGGAGTTCGCGCGCTACGCGGCCACCGAGGAAGCGCTGGATAACATCGCGCTTGGCCCGAAGGCCGGAGGACGCGGCTCGCAGCCGATTTATGATTGGGATGCGGCTCGGCTCGAGGCGTGTCGGCTGATCTACTTCGAGGGCGTGCCGGAATCCTTCGGTGCCCTGATACGGCATGTGCAGGGCTGGTTTGCCGAGAAGGGCGGCAGGGTGCCCGACGAAAGCACGATGAAGCGTCGGCTGCGCGATGTCTGGGCCATCTTCGGGTCGGAGGCAAAGCGGAAGGCGGCGTGATCGGGGTGCTTCGCGTGGTGCCGTGAGAACGGCACCACCTCAAATCCGTACATAACAGGCAGGACCATGCGTGTTGGATCGCGATGCCCCTGCCGAACCCGATCAACCACCACCTCCCGCCGCACCTACGCGAGGTCTGCGACCTTCTCGCCCGCGGCCTGCTGCGGCTGCGGAGCCGCGCTGCCGAGGATCTCGCGCGGGATGCCGCCCAGGTCGAGGAGCATGGAGACGTTCGCCTACACTCCACCGCCAGGCAGCGCCGTCATGCGAACCCCGCGAGAAAGGGAGTCGCATGACCCGACGATCGACCACGAAGGCGAAGCAGCAGCATGCTGCGCCGCCGGCGCCTACCATCCCGAAGATCCCGCCGGCGCAGGTGCTGCCGCGCCTCGCGGCATTGCAGACGGCGCCCACCGCCGCGCTGAAGCAGCAGTGGCGAGAGCTGTTCGGCAAGGAGCCACCGACCTGGAACCGCGCCTACATCCAGAGCCGGCTGGCGTATCGCATCCAAGAGCTCGCCTATGGCGGGCTGAAGCCCGAGACGGTCGACCGGCTCGTCGCGCTGGGCGAGCAACTCGATGGAGGAAACGTCGTGCTGCGCCGCATCCGTGCCGACAGCCGGCCACTGGCCGGCACGCGCCTGGTCCGCGAATGGCAGGGCGTGCAGCACGTGGTCACCGTCCGCGTCAACGACTTCGAATTCGAGGGACGGCCGTATCAGTCGCTCTCGGCTATCGCGCGCCACATCACCGGCACGCGCTGGAATGGCTGGACGTTCTTCGGGCTGCGGGCGCGAGGTGAAGCATGACCCGGCGCGCCCGCATCGAGCCGGCCATGCCGGCCACCACGAAGAAGCTGCGCTGCGCGGTCTACACGCGCAAATCCACGGACGAGGGGCTGGAGAAGGAGTTCAACACCCTCGACGCGCAGCGCGACGCCTGCGAGGCGTATATCGCCAGTCAGCGCGCCGAGGGCTGGGTGCTGGTCCGCGACCGCTACGACGACGGCGGCTTCTCCGGCGGCACGCTTGAGCGGCCTGCGTTGCAGCGTCTCCTGCGCGATATCCAGGCCGACCTGGTCGACGTGATCGTCGTCTACAAAATCGATCGCCTTAGCCGGTCCCTGATGGACTTCGCCAAGCTGGTCGAGGTGATGGACGCGCATGGCGTCACCTTCGTGTCCGTGACGCAAAGCTTCAACACGACCACCAGCATGGGGCGGCTGACGCTGAACATCCTGCTGAGCTTTGCCCAGTTCGAAAGAGAGGTCATTGGCGAACGCATCCGCGACAAATTCGCGGCGTCCCGCGCTCGCGGCATGTGGATGGGGGGCAAGGTGCCGCTCGGCTACGACGTCGTGGCCAGGAAGTTGGTGGTGAATGAGGAGGAGGCGCCGCGGGTGCGCCGCGTCTTCGAGATCTTCGCCGAGACCGGGTCGGGAATCGAGACAGTGGCCCGCCTCCGGGCTGAGGGCGCCAGCAGCAAGGCGGGCCGGCCGCTCGACAAGGGCGACGTCTACAAGCTGCTGAACAATCGGACCTATGTCGGCGAGGCCGCGCACAAGGGGCAGGTCTATCCCGGCGAGCACCAGGGAATCGTGCCGCGGGAGCTGTGGGATCGGGCGCATGCCGTGCTGCAGATCAGCCCGCGGGTCCGCGCCAACCAGAATAGGGCGCAGACGCCGGCGGTGCTGAAGGGACTGATCTTTGGGGTGGACGGGCGAGCACTGTCGCCGACGCACGCCAGGAAGAATGGCCGCCTCTACCGCTACTACGTGGCCCAGCGGGTGTTGAAGGGCGACGCCAGTGGGGACGCCAGCATCGTCCGCCGGGTGTCGGCCGCCGAGATCGAGGCGGCGGTGGTGGACCAGGTCCGGGCACTGCTGCGGCAGCCTGAGATCGTGGTCGGCACGTGGCGGGCAGCGCGCAGGGAGGCGCCTGACCTGACCGAGGGCGAGACGCAGGACGCCCTACATCGACTTGACCCGCTCTGGGAGCACCTGTTCCCGGCGGAGCAGGCGCGCATTGTGCGGTCGCTGGTGGAGCGGGTGGTGGTCGGCCCGACCGGCGCGGACATTCGGCTGCGCCTGGACGGGCTCGGCTGCCTGGTCCGCGACCTCGGCGCCATCGCGCCCGATACGCTGATGACGGCAGCATGAGCGTGACCAGCAGTGTCACCGTCCGGGTGCCGCTGGCGATTCGCCGGCGCCCGGGAAAGAAGACAGTTGTGACGCCGATGGCCGATGGCGCATCGACGGCGGTGACGCGTGCCGATCCGGCGCTGGTTAAGGCGCTGGCTCGCGCGTTCCGCTACCAGCGGATGCTCGATCAGGGCCTCTACGAGTCCATCACAGAGATGGCAGGGGCGGAGCGGTTGGACCGGGGCTATTTGGGGCGGCTGCTGCGCCTTCCTCTGCTGGCGCCGAACATCACAGACGGCATCATCAACGGTCGACAGCCGCACTCCATGGGCCTTTCAAGGCTGATGGAGCCCCTCCCGGGCGAATGGGGCGCGCAGCGGGCGAGCCTGTCTCGATGTCATGCACCCGCGTCACTGTCGGATCGGCGAGGGGAACAGCCACCATCGGGCTCGGAGGCTCCACAGGCCCGGCCATCCCCCAAGCGTGAGATCGCTTGATAACGCAAAAATTCTGCCCTATATGCTGTAAAACGCAAACCGCATTGGGTCGCGCATGTCAGCTCCGATCGCCCGCATCCTGGACAGCTATCCGGCCACTTTCTTCAGGCAGAGCCTCGAGTACGCCGACGCGGGCTTCGGCGAGGCATGGGCGCTGGCGTCTCGTCACGCGGAGGAGCCGGAACGGGCTAACATGCTCGGCCAGCTTCGCCACGCCCGTTGCGAAGCCGGGTTCCGTAAAGCGGCCAGGGACAACGGTCTTGCCGTTCTTGCGCCCCATACCGAGCCGGCTGGCGGTCGTTATAGCCTGGTCGAGGCCGGTGGCATCTACTTGATACGGAGCAATATCCAGCGCCACTGCGGGCCCCCGCGCGCGACTGCCTTTCGGCAGCAATGGGCGGAGGTCAACGCCTGGCTGAGCCCGCTGCAGCCGGATTTGCTGCGGGAAATCCGGTCGCCATCGACTGATCGGATGTGCGGTATGCTGGTGATCACCGCCCATCCGCGTCGTGGCGAACCGACTGTCCCCGCATTCGTTGGCCTGGGCATTCCCAATGCGGATTTGACCGACTGGGTTCGCCTTATCGCGCTCACGGACCTTCTGGCACTGTACCACGACGCCGATTCTGCTGCTCGCAAGCCCAGCGAGGCGCCGGTCGAAGTCAAGGACGTGGCCATCCCGCGCCTCAAGAAGCGGCCCGACGCAGGATAACAATCGAGAAGCCCCGAAACGGGACAGGAGGGAGAAGATGCGTAACGGAACACCAGGGTTCCAATCGGAACGGCTGGTGGAAGCAAGGGATTCGCGCGGCCTCACGCAGGTCGCGCTTGCCGATCTGATCAACCGGACCAGCTCCAGCATTTCGCGCTGGGAGTCAGGCAACCAGTCGCCAGAGCCCGAAGCCCTGGAGACGCTGGCGCGCGCGCTCAATTTGCCGATTTCCTTCTTCCTTCGCCCAAAGTTGCAGCACGGCGACAATCCGATGTTCTTCCGCTCCATGGCGAGCACGACGCAGGCCTTGCGTCGGCGCACCTGCGGGCGGCTGCATTGGGCTGAGGAGATTGCGCTGACCCTTCAGGAGTGGCTCGATCTTCCTGCGGTTAACGTCCCGCGTCTCGACGTGGCCGATTACCGAGAAATTCGTGAGGCCGATATCGAGCGGATGGCGACCGAATGCCGACGTGCCTGGGGACTTGGCAGCGGCCCGATCTCCGACGTGCTTCTGGTGATGGAGAATGCCGGCATCTGTGTCGTGAAGGAGGAGGTCGGCAGCGGGGCGATGGATGGGCTGTCGCATTGGTCGGACGCCGATCATCGGCCCTATGTGCTGATTGCTGCGGACAAGGACACATGCGCGCGCTCGCGGCTCGACGCAGCACATGAGCTCGGCCACCTGGTGCTGCACGCGCGGGTCAAGGAGAAGACGCTCGCCGATGCCGCAGCGTTCAAGGAAGTTGAACGGCAGGCCTTTCTGTTTGCTGGCGCTTTCCTTCTCCCTGGCGAAACCTTCGCGGCCGAAGTCTGGTCGCCGACGCTGAATGGCTTTTTACCCCTCAAGGAGAGATGGAAGGTCTCGCTGGGCGCGATGATCAAGCGCTGCCGCACGCTCAGCATGATCAATGACGAGTACGAACAGCGGCTGTGGAAGCACTACAGCTCACGCGGGTGGCGAAAGGCTGAGCCCCTCGATGACATCATGCCCGTCGAAGTCCCGCGTCTCCTGAGCCGCTCGGTGAGGCTCCTGATCGACGAAGGCATCCGCACGCGCGAACAGCTGCTGGATGATTTCCGACTTCCGGCCGCGGACGTGGAATCCTTGTGCGGTCTGCCGCGTGGCTTCATGACCTCCAGCGGCGGTGATCTGGTGACACTACCGCGCGTCAAGGAACGGCAGCCGCCCGCTGTCGAAACCGCGCCTGGATCAGCGACACTGATTCCATTCCGAGGCCGCGGAAATTAGGGTGGTGGCCACCGCCTTATGGTGGATCGTGGATCAATAGAAGCCGCACAGTGAACGTGGATGACATGGTCGTAGAGCCTGGCGCGCCGCGCTTGAAGAAGCAGGTCGGCGCGTCGCAATGATGCAAGGTGAGCAGGCACCGGCTTTAGAATCCGACCAGGGGTGGCGATCAAAGAGAACCCGTCAGCTCCCGCAGTTTCGCTAGCGCAGCGGCTACCACACGACCTTGGTCAGCGATCGAGTCTAGGATCTGCGCAGTGGTCCGGGTGTCGCGTTCAACGCGTGCTCGTGGATTGACCGCTTTCAGATCAAAGGTCGCGGCATCGATGGCGTCCGCGGCAGCCTGGACCTCGCGGGCAGTCCTCTCCGTGGTCAGAATTTGCTCACGGCATTCAGCCAGAGCCTTATCGCTGCCGCCGGCCCTTCTCAGGACGCCCAGCCTCTCCTTCAGCGCTACAGCATCGCTCTTAGCGCGCTCCACTTCTGCCAGGTGGGGCGCCATCTCTTCGCGGGCCTTGGCGCGGCGAGCGGCAAAGTCCATCACCCACGAGAAATCGCTATCCGCCTCCGGGGCGCCCCGACGATCCAGCAGCCGAGCGAAGGTCGGAAACGGCTTCTCGGCGTTACCGGCCTGCTCGCGCCAATCGCCCACCAGCGTGGTTGGCAGATCCTCGTCTTCGAGCACTTCGAATTTCGGGCCCCAGCCAAAGTGCGCCAGGGTCATTGGCGTCTTCTTGCCGACTTTCACGTGCGACAGATCGTAGTACCAGATACGCTCAGTCTTCTGTCCCTTTGTGAAGAAGAGGAGGTTGGTCTTCACGCCGGCGCCGGCGGTGGAAAAAAGACCGCCGGGCAGACTGACGATGCACCAGAGATCGCACTCGTCGAGCAGCTTCCGCTTGGTCTCCACGAAGGCAGTCTCATTCGTGCGGAACAGGAGGCCCTCGTCCACAACCACAGCACAACGGCCACCTGGCTTGCCGCCCAGGGCCTGCTTCAGGTCGGATAGGATGTGCTGGACGAACAGCACCTGCGTGGAGCTGGTCTCGAAGCTATAATTCTTCTGCGCCTCTCTTCCTTCCTTTCCGCCGAAAGGCGGATTGGTGAGGATCACGTCGAATGTGGTCGGAGCTCCTTCAAACAGGCCCTCATAAGTCGGCGCACCCGACAGCGTGTTGCCGTGCCAAAGGTTGGGCTGGTCGATTCCGTGCAGCACCAGATTTGCCAGTGCGATCGGAAAGACGAGATTCTCCTTCTCCCGACCGAAGAAGGTGTCGTGCTTCAGACGCTCAAGATCGGTTGCAGATGCCCCATCGCCGAGCGCCCGTGCCAGGTAGTCATAGGCTTGCGCGAGAAATCCGCCAGTGCCGCAGCAGGGATCGTAGACGGTCTCGCCCAACTGCGGGTCGAGCGTGCGCACCATCGCCCGCACGACCTCTCGCGGCGTGAAAAACTGACCACCATCAGAATTCTTCTCGCCCATCTTCAACAGCAAGTCCTCATAGACCTGCGACAGGGTGAAGAAGTGACGATCGTCGATGTGGTCGATACTGATCTGGTGCACCAGGTCGAGGATGTTTGCGAAGTCCGTCTCCGAATCGACACGGACCTTCTCGACTGCCGTCATGATGCGGCCAATCACCCGCTGCTTCGGACTGGCTGAGGGGTTCAGCTGGCCGGCATTGGGTCCTTCGCGCACGACATCCAGCCCGTGGAGATAGGGCAGCAGCTGCTTGTTGATGAAGCCGAACAGGTCGCCCACCTTTGCCTTGAGCTGGTCCCGCTTCCAGCCCAACGGTTGGCCCTCGGGAGTCAGCAACTTGCCGGTTGGATCTGTCGGTGCCGCCCAGTCCTGCCAGCGGTACGGCGCCCGCAACGCTGGCGTGTAGGGTTTGCCAACTGCCTCAGCAGCCTCTCGGTCGCGGGCCTCCTGCGCGTCGAGGATGCGCAGGAACAGGATCCAGGTCAGTTCTGGCACATACTGCAATGCACTGGCGCAGTTGGACCTGCGCATGATGTCGCAGATCGACTTAACGAAGCTGGAGAGCGACTGCGTCGAGGCAATAGACCGGGGTGCTTTTGGCGCCTTGGCTTTGCGCAGGGCGTTGGGGCTTTTCTTTGGGCGAGCCAT